GCAGCAACAACAGCGTTGCCTGCGATCTGACGCATCAGATCGTTCAAAGCGGCGATTTGTTGGCGGAACTGGGCCTGTGAAGCGTTGATATTGTCCAGCGCACCGCTCTCGCCAGCCAGCTTGAGTTGGGTCATGTCCGAGGATTATCCTTTGAGCGGATTCTACCGCTCATATGTAGAGCAGAAAGGATTAGCTTGCTGCCATTCTTAGCTTGATTTCGCCGACAGTTACGAAGTCTAGTGATCCGGCGATGATCTCATCAGGGCGAACGTTAATAGCCTCAGAAGTGACTAAAAGCTCTGTCTCGTAGTACAGAGAGCCTGGGAGGATGCCACATACGCCTTGGCGTTCTTTGAACATATAGAACTGAGCTTTCGCCTTGCTGCCTTTCTGCGTCAGCAGTAGGAGATTAAACAGAACCGATGGTTCTTGGGCATCCGCGCCCTCGAGGCGTCGCTCGATCAGGAAGTCCATCTGGCCGCCGCCGGTGATGATCGACTTGACGCTGTCCCCGAAGCGCTCACCGATGGCGGTGGTGTCGACCTCGGGGGCAGAAAGGTTGAGCGTCCACTCACGGAGCTGCGCCTGCACCAACCAGGCGGAGTTGTTCAGGGAGTCGGCGGGATTCGGCGAGACCGTGGAGAGGTTCGTGAGGAGCTCCTCGCCGTTCTCGGGGGGACTGTAGTTCTGAAGTTCGGCGGCGGCGGTATCCAGCGCGGTGTTGTAAGTGCTGTTTCCGACGGCAGAGATGATGAAGCTGGTAAGGTCGACGTCGTAGAGATCGATTCGGTTCGCTGTGGCGCCGGCCAGGGCTTGATCCCTCGTTGCGTAAAACGACAGACGGTCGAGCTGATCTCTGTAGATATAGTATGTCGATGCCGTTGTTAGGCCAGTGACTTCGGGGCGGGCGTAGAAGTCGTCGGTGTCGTCCTCGGGGGGTAGATAGTAGGTGTCGGTGTTCGAGGAAACATGCTGTTTGTTGTACCCGAGATACCAGCGACTACCGGAATACATCGCGTAGCCGTTAGGCGCGTCGGGGCCGTTGGTACTCGTGTCGATGGGTAGGCCGTTGGCACAGGTCAGGCGGATAAAATCACCTGTCCAGTAGGCGTTATCACTGACGGCGATCGTGTTAGACGTGCCATCGATTGAGTAGGGACTTAGTACGAGAGGCGATGCTGCTTCTCTTGTAAGTCGCAGTATTCCACCAACACCTAAAACTGCCATTAGAATGTACCTACGATTGCCCCTGTGATCTGAAAGTTGACGCTACACGCGGTGACTTCACCAACGGAGACCGGAGTGCCCACCTGGGTCAAGAGGGCTGAACATGAGAATGTTTTGTTCGTGGACGTATTGAGCACCATGCTGATGGAATCAACGCTGCTGGTGTCATCAAAGATGCTGTTCAGCATGTCGATTGTCGTTTGGTTCTCTTCGTCATACAGGATGGTCGCGCTGCCGGTTGCACCTCGGATTCCTTTGGTGTAGGTGCGATCAGCTTCTCCGAGTGAGGTGGTCTCGAGGGCGTCGCGATTGATGTCAATAGAGAAGTTACGGCACTTTGCGACGCGTTGTCCTGCGTATCTCAGTTCTCCACTTGTACCGGTGATTGCTGCCATGGTGGGATTATCAGGGTTAGCTCAGTCTAAGCTCGGCGACGAGATTCACTCGCATGTTGCATATACCGGGGACAACGGACTCAATAGCTGGTTGTTCATCTGTAAAGTACCAGCGCAGTCCGTACTGAGAGAATACCGATTGGATTTCGTTGTAGGTATCTTCGTCGCCTTCAAAAATCGAGCTCGGGAGGCTGATGTCCTCGATCGGTCCTTTGGCTGCGTTGTAGGCGGTGCGTAAGGCGACGCCCTCGGTGGTGGGGCGGTTGTTGAACGCGAGGCTGAGAGAGCCCTGATTGGGGGCGCTGCCCCATAGCCGGCGGGAGGTGACGCCGCTCTGGCTGGTGGTCCCGGTCACGGGCCACTTGGGCGGGGTGTAGCTCCTCGAGGTCGGACGCAGCGTGGGGAAAGTGACGGTCATCAGCCTTGAATTACCCAATTCGATGGGGTATCGAAGCCCTCGGCTAGGAGGAGAATGTTGTTTTCATTGGTTGGCATGTGCATCGCTTCGATACTAAAGCCACCTTCTTCTTGAGGTGTGATGCGTTCGATTTGGTACGTTCGAGTCTGAGTCTCCGCGTTGATGAGCGTGAAGATGACGCCTGTTGGTGACGCGACTTTGCCTCCACCTGTCACTGTAAGCGTGGTGGGAGCTGGATCCGCTTCGGAGGAGCCGTTCCAGGCGAAGACGGTGTACATGCCGTCATTGAATGGTTGTGTTGTTATCAGCGATCCGTTGTCGAGTACGGCGCCATTACGCAGCTCGTCGTAGTGTGTGATGTCCATCACGACACGGATGTAGTCCCCGGGCTTGATCTTCGCCACGATGCCTTCGTGCGTTGTTGAAAAGCGGATTGCGTGGTCGGGGATGCGGCGCATCCGGGCGACGAACTTTCCTGCATCGATGGCGTGCTCTCTGGAGGTGACGTACTCGGAGAGGTCGATGGTCTGGACGGGATCCGTGTCGGTGGCGTAAGGGGTGGCCTCGCGTACCAGCACTTCGCGCTCCACGGGGAACAGACCGGGGTTGTTCAAGTCGGTGCTCTGCCGCTCCTCGCGGTACTTGACCGAGACCTGGATGGGCTGACGGTCCTCGGGTGCCAGATACTCCATGGAGAAGGAGTTCTCCTGAATGTTGCCCGCGGTGAAGATCCCCTGGATTTCCACGGCCTCGGGGGTGCCGACGGTGCCAGGCCAGGCCGGCTTGAGCCAGAACCGGCCCTCCGATTCGCCGAAGAAGCACAGGTGGGACGCGGCGACGTCCGCTGCCCATTGGCGGAGGTTCGTTTTCCCGAGGATGACGCCGTCGTGGAAGTAGTAGCGGTCGGCGCACCATGCGGTGGCTGCGTCGAAGCTGTCGTTGTCGATCAGGTCATCGACGACGATGTCTCCTTTGCCGTAGCGCTGGTTGAGCAGGACATCCTTCAGGATTTCGGGGAACAGATGGGTGTCCTGCAGCCCTGAGGTGACGTAAACGCTGACTTGTCCAAGCTGCTGCCACTCGAGGCTGGCACGCATGTTCAACCCGAGTACGGCGATATTGTCGTAGTTGGGTGTTGTAGTGTTAGGGATGATCTCGTTGATGTAGACGATTTCGTGCTCGGGGGAGCTTTCGGCGCTGGAGCGCACCTCGTCGTAAACGAAGGCTTCTGCCAGCTTTCCCCAGGCGTCGACGTAGGAATCGTTGTCGGTGTAATTCAGGCCGATTTCGTTGGAGCGCTGAACACTATTTAGCTTAAATACGGAGGGGCCGAGGGAGCTACGCTCCGCACTGGAGATGAATGGATCGTTGTTGTTGGCGATGCCGTTGAAGATGATGGTGACACCGCCAACAGTGATGGTGCGCAGAGTTTTGAGGCTGGAGTCGATGATCTCGAGGTCGCCGGAGGCGACGCCGCTGCGGATCTCCCAGCCGGTCAGTGGTTCGACCTGGCACTCCCAACGCTTGATGGACGGCATCACCAGGCGGATGCTGTTGAAGATGGCCTGCTGTGTGATGCCGCGGAAGCCGAAGCACTGGGGGAGCTCCGTGAAGGCTGCGTCGGAGCCGGCTTCCCGGTAGCGGAGGCGGAAGAAGCTGAAGCGTTCTTCGGTCGAGGTCATCTGACCGCTCTGAAAGATGTCGACGGCGACCGTGTCACCGGCGTTGACCGTCTGCCCTTTCTTGCTGAGGCAGGCTTTGTTGTCGATCTCGGAGTAGGTCAGGGCGTCGCGGAAGTTGCAGAGGCCGGTGATACGGATCCCGAGGGCGCTACGGATACCGATCTCGATGATGCGGCATTCGCGTACGGTGGAGAACGTAGCGATAGCGACGCGATGGATATGTGGGTAATTGGTCGCGGTGTAAAAAGGTGGGTTTTGCTTGCCGTTCTTGGTGAGGTCGTTCTCGGGGATAGAGCTGGCTGTGCCTGCTCGGACGACGGCGAAGGTTACGTCGACGCCGGTGCCGTTGTTGGCGTTGTCGAAGTCGGCATCGCTGTTGAAGATGGCGTCATATGTGCCGGGGTCAACGTCCCCTGTGGTCATGTAGAACAGACTGGTGTCTGCTGTGTAGAAGGGACTAGCATTGGTGGTGATGTGGGTGCGGTTTCTACCCACGCGCTTAACACTTTCTCTGTAACTGGCAAAGGCGTCAGCGAGCGCCTGGTTGGAGAAAAGGGGTTGACGTTCTGTGCAGATAGCCAGGGCACTGCCTACTTTGTAGAGTTCCCCGACGAGAAGCGCATCATCCCAAGTCTTTTGGCGACCTGAGACCGCGGCGGCGACGTCGTTGCACCTCTCGTTGTAGTTTGCGTTCTTGGAGTATTCTGCGCTGTAGTTCGCTACGACGTTGGTAAATGAAAACTCGCGTCTAACTGTGAAATCCTGATTGCGTATCTCGTCAATTTCGACGATGACGCGATGGTCGAAAGCGAGTTGTTTGCCGGAGTCGTACTCCAGCCAGATGTAGTAGCCGATAATGTACGTGCCTTCGTCGATGTTTACCATTTGACGTTGGGCTTCTGCCGTGTCAAAAGTGACGGTGGCGCTGACTGTATTGCCGTTGGTTTGGATGTTGGAAAACGCCAGAAGTTCGGTCAGGTCGGCGTCGGTGAGTCCGTTCTCGCCGTAGGTGTTGCCGTTGGGTGGGAACGGGTTGTCGGAGACGGCGGCGCGGCCTCGCCAGGTTTGCGTGGCTTCTCCCTGGGTGAAGGTCGTCTCGGCGTCGGAGGTTGCGCTGAGGCGGTAGCGCCAGGTGGTGCCGGCTGCGTCGACGAGGCCGCTGCGACTCGAGAAGCGGGCTTTGTACTTCTCGCGTTGAGCCAGCGACACGTAGTCGAGCTCGCAGACGACTCGGGCCTTGGCGGAGCCGGATCCGCCTTTCTTGCCGGCGGTGGAGTCGACGTCCGCGGTGACTTGGGCGTTGACGCCAGGGCGCAGGACTGGGTTGACCCGGTAGCCGAGGCCGTTGCCGATGCAGGCGTAGACACCGAACACGGTCTGCGTGTTCGGGCGTCGTGAGTGTGAAAAGTACGGGGCGACAGTCAGCGTCTCGTTGAGGACCCCGAAGACGTCGCTGTCGGAGGCATTACCGAGGTCGTTCTCGGGGGCGGCGCCGACGAGGTGGTCTGTGGAGGTGAGGCGACCGCCGTCAGGGCGGTAGTAGACGCTGAAGCGGGACAGCGACGTGTCGCCGAGGAGGTACGAGCCCAGCGTGTTGTTGCCGATTGCGATGTTGGCTGGATCGATGCTGCCGATACTGCCTTCGCCGATCATGAAGACAGCACGGAGGAGCTGGCTTTTGCTATAGCTTTGGATCTGGCTCCAGATCAGGGGTGTGTTGATGCGGATGCCTCCGTAGTAGCGTCCGTTGATCAACTCACGTTTGGCGTAGATCAGGGGAATTGGATCGCCCAGGGAGGCGATGTCCTGAGTGGCGTCGAAGCCTTGGCGGGGGGCGTAGCGACGGGAATCGGTGGTGATGCCTCCCTGGATCTGGTTCTGTTTGAGCTGTCCTGGTTGGCTGGGTTTGAAGAATGAGGCCGCGATCGTCAGACCAATGCTGATCAGTGACGAGATGACGGCGACGTAGAGGAAGAAGTCGGGACCGATCACGGCTACCGCGCTCGGTTGTGGACCTTCGGCGGCGCGTCTCCGTACTTCCGCGATGTAGTGCCGATACTGCTCGTCAGTCAGGCCGAGCAGGCTGGCGATGTACTTGTCGGATGGAAGCAGCGGAAAGTCTGACATCTACTGGAACCTTCGGTAGTTCATTGGGCGCAGGCTAGACAGCGGTGTCCATATAGCTCCTGTGTTCTCGCGTATCGAAAGGAGACCTCCGTCAATCACAACGGCCAGGGAAAATTCGGGATTACGGCTCAGAACCGTCATGGCATGCTGCTCTGGTCCTTGAGTCTGAGTAGTCAGATCATACCAATCCTGCATCAATGGGGAGATGTCTTTACGGCATAGTGCGTGATACCATTCGCGTTTAATAGGTGGAATCTTTACGCCGTCGAGTTCTTGCGTGCGGAATGTGAGATGAACACAGTCGGTTGCACGGCCTTTCAGTGGATCAGCGCCTAAGCGGTACGGCAGACCCAAGAAGCGCATCCAGGGGCGACTGCTCATGAGACTGAGAGTGTTCCTGTGGAGGGCAGGCTTCCGACTAAGACGCTGCTGAGCATGCGTTTCGGGATCTGAGAGTCCACAGCGTCCAGCGGTGACGACAGACGGAGAACTGCTCGCTCAGGTGTGACTTCGACTTTGGAGGAGAGCCACTGCTCGGTGGTAACGAGCTGTACCTCGGCGAATGTCTGGGGATCGAGCAGGACCATTGATATTTCGACGAGCCACTTCTGTTTGCAGGCGTCGACGAAGAGATTGACCGTCAGTGGGTAGGCCGGGGCGACGAGCGCTGAGTCGCTTCGATCGCCGCCTTTGGTGCCGGCACCGGTTGTGATGCCGAAGGGGGCGAACAGGTAGTCGACGGCGTCTCGGGTCTTGGTCTGGCCGATGAAGAAATTCTGGAAGGCGAAGCCGCTGAGGTACTGACCTTGGAAGGTCTTGAACCTGACGTAGTTGACGACGGCGATGGTCATGGTCAGATCCCCACCTGGCGACGGGTCTTGACGCTGTTGCGCAGGCTGCCGAGGGTCATGGCCCTGCCGCGCTCGGCGGCGTCGCTCAGTCCGCGGCGGAACTGGTCAGCTGTGACGTACTCGACGCTGTTGATGACCTGGGCCTCATAGGTGATGTCCATCGGTTTGGGGGGAGCGTTGAGCGTCGCGGCGAGGACCCGCTCGGTCTGGCGCTCTCGGAGGACGGTGGTGGTTGCCTCGAGGGCGCTGCGGGCTGCGTTGAAGGCGTTGCCGGAGGCGCTGCCCAGGGCGTCGCGGGTGTCGGTGAAGGCGGCGTCCTCGGGGGGAGCGCCGGATCCACCGAGGGCGTTGCGGGATGCCATGAGGGCGGCGGTGGCACCGCCAATGCGGATCACGCCGATGGTTTCGAGCCGATCTGCATAAAGCTTGCGGGTGCCGGGATGCTGGGCAATCTTTTTGTACATCAGCGGCTGAGTGAGTGACGGCGTATCTTGCTCGTTATGGCCAAGCTTTCTGAAACAGACAATATCCACCACGATGTCTTTGTTAAATTGCATCCGATAGTCCACTGCGATCTGCGTGGCAAAGACCACGGCCTCGGGATCATCGCCATTGACGTGCAGCACCGGTGCATCGATCATCTTCACCACATCGGAGCAGTAGCT